CGGCAGCTTGCCCGCCTGCGTTACCTCGAAGCCGACGCTCTCGATCGGCATCGGCTCGTAGACGACGCCCTGCCAGGTCACCGGATTGTCGGTCTCGGTGGTGCCGGGATGCCAGCGGAACACCGAGGTGCCGCCGATCACCCGATCGTCCCACACGTACATCTCGACCATCTGGAGCGGCTCAAGCTGGTGGACGTCGTCGCGCGAGACCGTCATGCCGTCACCCCGTAGTTCTGGATGAATTCGGCGGTGAGCGTGCCGCGCAGCTCCTTTCGCGTTCCGGCGGGAGTGAATTTGACCTGCAGCCAGTCGACCTGCCATTCGTCGCAGGTGACCTGATAGACGACCAGCGTCGCCGGATCTTGGAACGGGAAGGCATTTCCCTTGCGGCCATCGAGATAGGCGACCATCGAGCGGATCACCGGCTCGGTCTTCAGTTCGAAGCGCGGCTGCCAGCGGCGGCGCATCGAGTTGATGCCATCGAGGGTGCGCTGCGCATAACCGTCGCCGAACTGGGCGATGCGCATGCGCTGGTCCCACGACTGGTTCATGGGGATCGCAGCGCACCAGTCCTTGTCGGTTCCGTCGAACGCCATCACGCCACCTGCCTCAGAATGCCACCCGGCTTACTCTCGCGAATGAGCACCGCCTGGACGGCCTTCTCGATCTGCTGGCCGAGGCGCTTGCCGTCCTCGGTGCTCGCGGTGACCGCGCTGGACTGCATGTCGATGTTGATGTCGCCGACGTTGTTGGTGACGCTGGTGTCACCGGCCGGGGTCGAGGAGGCGGTGCGTCCGGCGATATTGGCGAGGCCGGATACGTCGGCCGCCGACAGCGCGCGCAGCCCAGCGCCGCCAGCGTTCATGGCGTCGGCATTGAGGCCGAGTGGTGCGCCGGCCGAAAACAGCCCGCCACTGCCGAACAGCCCGCCAAACAGCGGCTCGAGGACGTATTGCTGCAGGATCAGCTTGGCCAGATCCTTCAGCAGACCGGCGAGCACGTCGCGGAGATCCTCGCCAGCAATGGCCGCATCGATGAATGACTCGACCGCCTGCTGGCCCCATGCGGCGAAGGAGTCGTTGATCGACATCGCGGTATCGTCGAGCATCATGAAATTGTCGTTCGCCACGTCCGCCGACGAGGCGAGCTTCTCGGTCGACGCCGAGGCTTGCGTCATGACGTTGCTGATCGTCGCTCCGGCGCGCTCGGTGGTGGACGCCGCCTTCTCGACCTCCTTGGAGTATTCCTCCCAGCGGAACAGCACCGCATCCATGGTGGCGACGAGGCCGCCGAAGCTGTTGTCGTTTGCCGCAAATGTCGTGACGCCGCGCTGCCGTCCGGCGAAGTTGGAGTAGGGATTTGCATAGGGTGCGCCTGCCGTGCGCAGGCCGCTCATGCCGCCCGAAAATGGCATCGGCACCGACTGGCGCTGGTTTCCCTGCGGCACCATGCCGCCAATCTCCGCACCAGCAGCGGCAGCGTTCATCGCCTTCATCTTGTCGGCAAACCAGTCGACAAAGGACTGGACTGCGGCTTTCACCTTGGCGATCCCGGCATTGACCGCATTGAGCGCAGCGTTCCAGACGGCGTTCCACCCGGCGACTGCCGCAGCGACCAGTTGATCGAACATCTGATTGAAGGCGGCGACGGCCTCGGTGGCGACCTGCTGCACCTTGCCGGGAAGGGCGCGCAGCGCCTCGGCCGCCGTGTTGACGTGATTGGCGAAGGCCTCGACGATCTTAGGCAGGTCTCTCCATGCCTGTTCGAAGGCTGGACCGATGCGGGTGACTTCAAGCCATGCGTTCCAGAGGTTGGTTCCGGCGGTGGTGAGCTTGTCCATGGCCGAAGCCATGGCGGCGTTCTGTTTGTCCGCTGCGGCGGCGCTCTTCTGGTATTTGTCGATTTCGGCCGCCAGCTTGCCGACGTTGATCGCTGCGCCCATCAGCTTCGAGTCGATCTCGGCGAGCGTCGCCATGTCCGCGCCTTCGAACATCAGCGACAGCAGTTTCTGGCGAGCGAGCGGCGCAAGTTCCCGGTAGCTCGACTGGATCGAGGCGAGGAAGTTCGCCATCGACTCGGCGTTCGTCGGATCGAGAGACTTCAGGTCGCCGCCGAGCAGCCGGACGGCCTCGGCGAGCTGCTTGGCCGGTTCGCCGCCTTCCTTGAGAAGCGTCTGCAGCCCGCCCATCGACGAAGCGAAGTCCTCCGCCGCCTCCGCCGTCAGCCCGAGCGCCTGGCCGAGCCCCTCGAAGGCGCGGAATTGCTCGACTTCGAGACCGGCGGCGAAGGCCTTCCTGATCGACTCGGCTGCTGCTTCACCGGCTCCGACGATCTTGTCGTAAAGCTTCTGGAACTGCTGATGGATCGTCGCACCGAGGGCGATGATCGCGCCGACCGCCGTCAGCTTGAGGCCGGTCATCAAGGCGGTGCCGAGCATGCGGCCGGCGGCGAGACCAGTCCGCGCCAGACCGGAGAAGGCGCGCGAAAATCCGGCGGCGAGCGTCGTGCCGAAGCCGCGCAGCACGCGTCCGAGGCGCTGGAGGCGCGTTTCCATGATCGCCGTCGACTTCGAGGCGACGATCGAGGCGTCGCCAATGGCGGTGATGCCTTTCGCGTCGGCCGGGGTAGGGAGGTTCGTCTTGACGCCACCAAGCGAGTCCGACCACTGGCTGGTCGATTTCGCGGCCTTGTCGGAGGCGTTCTCGGCGGCCTTGCCCAGCCCCTCGATGTCCTTTTCGAGATCCTTGATCCCCTTCTGCGCGTCGCCTGTGTCGGCGGTGACTCCGATTTCGAGCTTGTTGGCCATCGCCGCGCCTCATTTCAGCATGCGGCCGACAGCCTCGGACAGCCGCTTCTGCGCCGCCTTGATGGCATCGGCCTGCTTTTCGGGGAGCGCCCGCATGAAGAACGGCACCGGCGACATGAAGCGCGAACCGAATTCGAGGATGTGCGCGTACCAGGCACCGCCCGCCTTCTTCGCGTCGAAGGCGATCTTGGCCGAGACGAGGGTGCCCTTGTTTGCCTCGACGAAGGCATAGATGCCGTCGGGGATCTGGCCCTTGCGCCAGTAGATGCTGCCGGACGGCATGCGGTGCGGTCCCTTGGCCGAATAGCCGACCTCGATGGCGTTCTGCCTTGCGTCGTCGCGGATGACGTTGGCGGCTTCGGCAACGACGCCGCGCATCTCCTTCTCGGCGAGGTATTTCGTGTCCCGCTCCAGCGCTGCGACGATCTCGTCCGAGTTGACCTTGATCTTCAGCATCAGTGCCTCGTTGCGATTTTCGCGCCGAAGATGGCGGCGATGTCCTGATCGCTGGCGGAGGCGAGATCGACATCCTCGCCGGACGCCTGAATGCTCTTGCGCCTCGACGCCTTGCGCTCGTCCTCGGCGACGGCGTCGAAAAACTCCGACCAGCTAACCAGCTCCCGCCATGTCATCTGCGCGAGCATCTGCTGGACCGTCATGCCGAGCTTGAGGGCGAGGGAGTGCACCGCCAGCACGAGTGGCGGCGGCCTTTCCTTTTTTTTTAGGCTTTGGCTGGCCGTCCTCGTCGGTCTCGATGCCGAGCATTTCCTGCATGGCCTTCTGGCATTGCTCGCCGATTTCCAGGCAAACTGAGGTGCCCATCGCCTGCATCACCTCATAGGTGATCCGCTTGCCGTCGATCCACAGGTAGATGGCAAGGGTGCGCAGCCCGTATTCATGCGAGGAGATGCCACCCTGCTGCTGCTGCAGTTGCAGCGGCAGGCTCTCGATCAGCGGCGGATCGCGTAGCTCGGCGGTGAAGTTGACCGCTTCGCCGTTGACGTCGAGCGAGATCGGCACGGCGATCAACCGCCGCGCCATCAGTTTTTCGAGCGTGCCGGTCATGCCGCTGCCTGCGTGATGAACAGCGGCACTTCGTTGACCACGGCCTCGCCCGCGAAGGAGACCGCTTCATTGGTTTCCAGTGTCAGCGTGTAGCCGGACGGCGTGACCGTCATGACGATGTCGCCGCGGTCGCCGGGAAGTTCGATGTGCATGACGCGCCGCTGGCCGTCGAACACGGCGTTGCGCCATTCGTCCTGCGCTGCCACGTCGAAGTCGGTGAAGCCTTCGAGCGAGATGGTTCCGGGCTGCGGCGTGCCTGCCAGCGATTCCGAGCCGCAGAAGGTGGTGACGTCGATGGCGTCGGCCGCCTCGACCTCCCATTCCCATGACGATAGGCAGAAGCGTAAGAGGTCGCCGGTCGCCAGCGGCGTGGCCTTGCCAACGCCGACGACGCCTGCATTGCCGAAAAGGTCTGAGCCTTGCAGCGCGAAGGTATCGGCGGGCGAGCCGACGTCGGAGATGATGTAGGTGACGCCGTCAAGGGCGGTGCCGGTGCCCGACATGGTGACGAGCTGCCCATCGCTGAAATGCGTAAAGTCGGTGGCGGAGACAGTGACCACCGCAGGCTTCGCGTTCGTGATGTTGGTGACGTTGTAGCCGGAAGGGGCGGGGGGAACGAATTTCTGCAGGTAGACTTCGGTTCCCTGAGCGGTGAATTTCGTCATCGGGGCGGTCCTTTCGCGAAAGGGAGCGCCCGACTTATTAACCCCGTGAGGAATGCGAATTCGAGTGTGAAAGATTTACGGTTCCAGGGCGAAACGCGCTCTTAAACAACCGGGGATTTCGCTGCGAATCGTCTTTTTCGATGACACTAGTCGTGATTATCTTCGCTCATGAGCAAAGCTGTCAGGTTTGTCAGGAACGGTTGATCTGGCGGGGCCGGACTGCTGCGGGGAAAGCAAGCAGATTTCTGCCGGTGTTCGAAGCCTAACGTCGCGATGAAGGACATAGGATGATGGAAGATATCAAAAATTCTTTTTTACTTAGATTCGCAATTGCAATAATACCATCGTTTATACTGGTATATTTTGTTATTCCGAGTAATTTTTTGGGTGGAGTAGAGATTAACTTTGCGTATCATTCAGGAAACTACGCGCCGGCTATATTCTTCGGAATTGTAGCTGGTTGGCTTGCTTATAAGTGGGAGGCATTTGTACATACAAGCTTCTGGCTAATTATCTTAACTATGCTCATTTTTAACGACTATCATAGAGATGGGCACCTTTACGATCGGGAATTTCACACAAGAATTGCGTTCGGGGCCTGCTTTGCCTTGGTATTTCTGACATTAATCATCAAACACCATTGGAAAAACAAACAAGCCGCATCGTTCGGTGATGTGCAACAGGCGCGGGAAACTGACGGGAAATTCGGCGAGAATAAGAAACCGGAATAGCTACAACTATGGGGGCAGCTATTTGATGGACTACGGCTACGTTTCGCTTCAGCGCAGATTCATCGACATAGGGACATCTGATCCCGACGACGACCGGTTGGCGGCATTCCGGAGTTTGCGGGGCCGGCCCGCTGGAAAGACTTGGGACGAGATCGAGGAGAACGATGGCTCGATCATTCTCGGCTCGGCAGGGTCGGGGAAGACAACCGAGGTGTTGGAAGTCGCGAAGCGGCTGAGGAAAAGCGGTGTTCCAGCTTTCGTGCTCAGGCTCGAAGCCCTGTGCCGTCAACCTGTCCGGCAATCCTTCTCCCCATTGGACCCCGACGGTGAAATGGCGTTCAACCGATGGCGTGGCAGCAACAAGCCAGCCGTTGTGTTCCTGGACGCCTTGGATGAAGCGCGTTTGCCGGAAGCCCTAAACGGGTCTGTGCTGAACGATGCGTTTGGCCAACTGTGGGACGTAGTGGGAAGCTCGGGTCGTGAACTCAAGATGGTTATCACGACGCGTGCCAGCGAGTGGCACGGTCCAAGTGATTTCAAGATCGTATCGCAGTTCTTGAAAAAGCTGCGAGCTAATCCAAACGAGAAGTACGAGCCGAAGGCGGCGGTCTATCGGTTGGCCTCGCTTCAACAAACGGATATCGAACTTCTTGCTGCGTCAAGACTCCAGAGCACGGGAGACTTTCTGAAGGCGGTCGCAAAAGCCAGAGCGGGCAGCTTGGCAAGCCAGCCGTTTGAAGTTCATATCCTTATTGATACCTGGCTGTACGAACTATCGAGAGGCATTGCGCCAGATCAGGTCTTCGCCTCCCGATTGGCCCTTTTCGAAACCGCAATTTCCACCAGGCTGCAGACAGAGCAGGGTCAGGAGCGTCGATCAAATCTCGACCCCACAGGAGCGCGGGAGGCATGTGAAAAGCTTGCTGCCGCAACCGTACTGACTGGCATCCGAGACCTTTCCAGCAGGCCGGGAGTTCCATTGGCGGTGGACGCTCTCGCGGTGCTGGCGAATGGAGTCGAGCCGTGGAACGAAATCGATGTGCGGCAACTTCTCAGTTCCGCGCTGTTCCAACCCTCCGTTGGGGGGAAGATACGTTTCGCGCACAGAGAACTACAGGATTTTTTGGCGGCCAAATTCTTTGATCGCCAGATGCGCGATAACGCCGGGGCTCTGGAGATAATCGCACCTCTGTTTGCAGAGAGTCATGGCAGCATATTCGTCCCCCAGGATACGGAGCATGTAATTGGTTGGCTCGCAACGCTCAATCGAGGTGCCCGTACGAAAATAACCTCAGTAAGACCTAGCCTGCTCATAGAAGCTGGCGACCCCCTGCTTTTGTCGGATGAGGAACGAGGGGCGGCGTTGGAAGCACACGTCGCGCTATATTCGGATCGCCGCTACCGTGGGGAATGGTTCTCGGCAGAGGATATCACCAAATTCGCGACACCCGAACTCGCACCCACAGTGGCGAAATTGCTCGATCATTCGACCTCTCCGGAAGTGCGCGAATTCCTTGTGGAAGTAGCCCGCTATGGCAAGATGGGCTCGCTCGCTGACAACTTGGCGTCGATAGCCAAGAATGAATCTGAATCGCTCCGGGTGCGGGCTGAGGCCTGTCTAGCGCTCAAGGAATTCGGCGACTCTGTTCATATGGATGAGGTTTTCCTGGCATCATTGTATGCAAGTCGGCCGGACGACATTCACGCAGCCCCGAATTGGAACCTCTTCCAAGTTTCGGCTCTGCAGTACGCATTCCCCAACTCTGCGACCATTCTGGATGCTATAACTGCGATTGCGCGACTTCGTCGCGAGGCATCGAACTACTCGTCAACGAGCTCGATCTTACTCGAGGAGTTCGGTTCCGCGATCCCAGAGAACGAGACAGACAACTGGCTTAGAATATTGCTCCGCTTCGCGGCCGGTGCACGCCAGGAAGCGCAGTACCGTCTGCCAGCGGTCGTACCTCAATTTCGGCTCCTGAGGGGGTTGATACTCAGTCTCGTCATCCGACTACTTCGACAGCCCGATTGGCAGTACCATCAAGAAGCTCTCCTCGACGCCTTGGAGTACCTCTTCAATCGTAGCGACGACTTCAGCCTAGGGCGTTCAACGTACGATGAACTCCTGGATTCGATCGTGCCCAACACTGAGTTAAAGCGGGCTTTGATTAGTCGCAGGCTCCAATCGTTTGCTGTCCCAGCGGAAAAGCCACTGCGGCTCTTTGCCGTCATTGAGGGTATCAAACTTGGCGATAACCAATCGAAAAGGTCTGTGTTCTCGATCGCCGACGTTGCCAGCTATTCAGCAGACGTTGAATCGCTGCAGTCATCTCATGATCGTCGTGTTGCGTTCGAAATCGCAGAGAACATCGTCCATCGCTTGCCGTGGGTAGAGAACCGAAAGGGCATTCAGATACTTGCGAAAGCCGTGCGAAAAAGCCGAGATGCGGAGCTGCGCGTTCGAATGTCGAGTGGAGCTAGTGGTATCCGCCTAACA